CTACGCTGCTGAATCACAATTTAGAATAAATAAAGGAAGTGCAGATTTTCTTGTAGGCTTTTTTCCTTACCAAGAAGATCAGTTAATCGTGTTTATGCGTAATAGCATCCATATGATTAACAATGTTGCGACAACTTCCGCATCAAACACATACGAGATTACCCGTCAGCATGGATGTGTGGCACGTAAATCAATTGCGCAGTCTGGCCCACAAACATTTTTCCTGTCAGATAATGGGGTCATCGTCTTGTCACCAGGTACAGATCCAGCCAAGGGACTTGGGGTAGCTATTAGTAAAGTTAGTGGTGAAACCATACCCATGACCAGACCTATACAGGATCAATTTGATGAGGTTAACTTTGCACATGCAAATAAGTCATGCGGAATCGTGTATGACAACGCTTACTATCTAGCAGTACCTACAGGTAGTTCAACAGTACCTAATAAAATTTTTATCTTCTCACTGCTTACATCCACATGGACTAGTGTTGATTCCTACCCAGCAATGTCAGGCAGCTTGGCATTTCATGTAGATGACTTTGTCATTTGCTCGCACGGAAGTAATCCAACAAGACGTAGACTATTCGCATGTAACGACACAGGTTGGTATCTCATGGAGGAAAACTCTATAGATGATAGCGGACGCAAGATAGGTAGTACAAGTGAGTCAGGTACAACTGCAATTGCAGGTAAGCTAGTATCTCGATCCTTCACCTTTGGAGACATTAGCGTGAAGAGTTGGAAACGTGGACAGGTTGGTGCAAACACAGTTAATGCAGATGCATTTAACATTAAGGTTAACACGCTAGACCCGGATGCAAGTACAACAGTTTTAAGTCATACAGCAGATGGCACGGAAGAAGCACTCTTCCGCTTTGGTACAGGTCGTACCCGTGGGTATGGGGCTAGTATTGAGATCAATGTCACAAGTGGCAGACCGAGCTTTAGACATCTAAGTTTGGAAGCAATAGGAGTGGGAGCAAATGCAAGACGTGAGGTGGCATAATGGCAATTACCTGTACAGTAACTCGTGGATTTACTTTCGCCACAGGAGTGGATTTAAGTTCAGCCAATCTAAACGAGTTGGGCGAGCCAACAGTCACAGTTCCAAGCGTAATCGATACAACAGTAGTGCTAAAGAGTTTTGCTGTTGCGGATCTGCCGAGTGCTGGAACTGCGGGCAAAGTGGTCTACTGTACAAATGGGGATGGTGGAAGTCCATGCCTGGCATTAGACAATGGATCAGCATGGTTAAGAATAAACTTAGGAGCAACAGTCAGTGCAACTGACGCAGAGGAATACATCATAGCAGAATGAATATACTAGAACAGGCAAAGGAATTTTACGACACCACTAAGGGTGACATGTTTAAGGATTTAAGTGCCTATGCAGCGTATGGGTATGTATTTATTACACCACAAACCATGTTGCTTGGAAAAGCAGTTAAGTCAGATTCAGACAAACATCCTGATGAGCAATGGGGTGTAGTTGCACCAGATGCATGGTATGTAAAAACTGCAATCGGAGAGAATGCAATTTCACAATTTATAAACAGTATTCCATACCCATTACCTTTTGTTGGGTGGATGAGACAATTAAAACAAAAACCTATTAAGTGGTACGACTTTAATAGAATCAATCGGAGGAAATAACAATGGGAGGAGGGGGAGACATAAATTATCCAGCGCAACCATCTTATGGAGAAGGGATGGCAGACGCACTTAAAGCACAAGTAGAATTACTTACAGGCACAGGTGACTTTGCAAGTACAGGTTCACTCGAATCTTTGCTTCCACTTGAAGAATCGATTCGTAAAAAAACTGCACAGACAGACACAGACATTCTTAGGCAGACTTTGCTGGGTGGTGGTAATGAGCAAAAATATACACCCGATGGTAGGGTCATCGTTGATTACGAAGTAGACCCAAGCACAGATGGTAGATATAAAGTTACTAGAATAGGTAATAATGCGATTACCTTTGGTGATGAAGATGCACAAAATTGGGGTATTGGAGTTATAGATACTAAAACAGGTAATCTTGTACACCAAGAAACCGGAAACGTTGAAGTAAAAATGAAACCGGGTAGTGGAAGTGGTTTATTTAGTGGATTTATGATGCCAGACCAGCAAGATTATGAAAATAAAGTAAATAGTGCTATAGCTAGTTCATTAAGAAAAACAGAATTATTTGATACTGACCAAATAAATACATACTTAGAAGCTGAATATCCTGACGCATTAACCTTTTCTACAGATGGTGATGTTACTGAATCAAAACCAATATTTAAAAAGAATCCAGATGGTACAGACTTTGTAGCAGAGCCTGGCACTTTTAAACCCGGTGATGTAGTCCGCACAGGTGATGGCATGCTAGATATCTTAGGTGACAAGCGTGCAATACAAGAGTTTGAAACACGCACTGCAACAGAAGCAGATGTTGCTGCTGGACTAGCAGATGAAGTGGGTGAGCAATTTGTCGCACAAAAAGACAGTGCAAGACAAGCTGGATTTGATGAGAGTGGTAACTTCTTAGGATTATCTGCGTTTGGTGAGGACATCCAACGCGCTAACCTATCACGACAACGAGAAGCAGACCTGCAAGATGTATCCCGTTTGTCTCCGCTATTTACAGACATCATGGAGGACTACAAACCAGGTACACAGGAAGCACTTGGTGAAGCACGTACAATCCTAGCAGAACAAGCAGACGCACTCACAGGTGATGGTGCAATAACTATACCATCTGGTTCAACATATGGTGGTGACCTTGGCAGACAAAGCCTTACATCAGCAACCGCATACGATCCATCAGCAGGTGTAACAGGTGGTACATATACAGGTGAGCTAGGTGCAGGTGATGACGCACTTCGTGGCGCACTCCTAGCAGATGCCAAGCAAGCACTTGGGCAAGGACTTACAGATCGTGAGCAAAGACAAATTGCAGAAGCTGCTCGTGCAAGATCCACAATGATGGGCAGAACATTTGACCAGAGTGGTGCAATCGCAGAAGCAGAAGCACGGGTTGCTGAAGACAACCAACGCAAGATGCAGAACCGAGCATTTGCACAGCAAGCACTTGGTCAGGAAGCAGGTCTACAAGAAGCGGATTTAGGACGTGGTATGCAGGCTCAACTCACTAACCAGCAAGCCACAAACCAAGCACTACAAGCTGGTATGGCAGCAGGTCTGGGACAGGAACAAGCACAGGCACAACTTGCCCAGGCTGCCAACTTAGCCGAGCAGGGACAAACACAACAAGCTGCTCAGTTTGGTGTGGGTGCAACGATGGATGCCCAGCGTGCAAACGAGCAACTTAAACAACAAGGCATACTTGGATACATTCAAGCTGCCGGAGGACTAGCTGCACTTGAAGATCAAACCACACTCGACCCATTCCAAGCAGTGCTTGGCAGAGGAGGAGGAAACGCATTACAACAAGGACAGTCTGTATTTGGACAAGCAGGATATGGTCTGCAAAGCGCACCACAATACTTAAACCCTGAGTCAGGTCTTGGATTCATACAGAACCAGGCAACGAATGCAGCTAACATGTACTCCGCACAAGTTGCAGCAGATGCAACTAGGAGTGCTGGTATCATGGGTGGACTTGGTTCACTTGGTGGTGGAATAGCACAAGGTTTGGGAACTGCTGGTAAACTAGGTTCATTAGCTGCACTATGCTGGGTAGCAAGAGAAGTATATGGCGAGCATAACCCAGCATGGAAAATGTTCCGCATGTGGATGTTTACAGAATCACCAAGCTGGTTCTTTAACTTATACAAAAACTACGGAGAACGCTTCGCAAAATTCATATCAGACAAGCCAAGAATAAAAGCAAGAATCCGTATTTGGATGGATTCAAAAATAGGAAGATAAAACATCATGGCAAAACCATTCTTTAGCGGAAATTACGGATCAGCGCTCGCACGGGTCGATACTCGACCCATTGTTGAGGCGGGCAGGGCGCAAGGCCAAATGTATGCCAACCTTGGGAAACAAGTTAGTGGG